GAAGGCGTGGACGCACAGGGCGGCTACCTCGTACCCGAGGAATACGATCGCCGCTTGATCGATGTGCTGACCGAGGAAAACATTATGCGTAACCTCGGCACCAAGATCACCACCAGCGGTGAGCATAAGATCAACATCGCGGCCACTAAACCCGCTGCAGCGTGGATCGAGGAAGGCGGCGCACTCACTTTCGGTGACGCTACCTTCGACCAGATCATCATGGACGCGCACAAGCTCCATGTTGCCATCAAGGTCACCGAGGAATTGCTCTACGACAATGCGTTCAATCTGGAGAACTACATCATCACCCAGTTTGGCAAGGCACTTGCCAATGCCGAGGAAGATGCGTTCCTCAACGGCGACGGTGTCGGCAAGCCCCTCGGCCTGCTTGCTGCTGAAGGCGGCGCAGAGGTTGGCGTGACTGCCGCTTCCGCAACTGCCATCACCGCAGATGAGATTATCAACCTCATCTATTCCCTCAAGCGTCCCTATCGTAAGAGCGCCAAGTTCATGTGCAACGATCAGACGCTGGCAGCCATCCGCAAGCTGAAGGACAGCACCGGTCAGTACCTCTGGCAGCCCTCTTTGCAGTCTGGTGAACCCGACCGCATCCTCGGCTACGAGGTAATGACCTCTCCTTATTTCCCCGTGATCGCAGGCGGCAAGCCCGCTATGGCGTTTGGCGATTTCAGCTATTACAACATCGGTGATCGCGGCACCCGTTCCTTCGCGGAACTCAAAGAGCTGTTCGCTGGCAACGGCATGGTCGGCTTCGTGGCCAAGGAGCGCGTCGACGGCAAGCTGGTACTTCCCGAAGCAGTCAAGCTGCTCGTCATGAAGTCTGCGTAATGAAAGGAGGCGGCGGTGATGGATGAACTTCTCACGAAGGTCAAGCAAAATCTGATCGTGGAACACGCGGTGGACGATGCGCTCATTAGGAGCTACATTGCCGCCGCTGTTTCATATGCGGAAAGCTATCAGCACATCCCCGCAGGCAGCTATACGGAAAAAGCGATGCCAGCAACGACCGAGCAGGCCGTGGTAATGCTGGCATCGCATTTCTATGAAAGCAGAGACGGCAGCACTGGTGGCTTCTTCGCAGATAACCCGCAGGCAGCCACGCAGGTATGGAACACCGTCAATCTACTGTTACGGCTCGACCGAGAATGGAAGGTGTGAGCATGAGCTTTGGAAAAATGAACAGCTTCATTGACATCGTCATCATGCGAAAGACCAAGGATCCCGAAGGATTTGCCACTACCGCTTATGATGTGGTTGCATCTGTCCGCGCGTATCGTGAAGGCAGACACGGCAGTCAGCGGTGGGCAAACCTCGCGGCATTCTCGGAGGCAACCGACCTTTTCCGCTTCCGCTGTATTCCCGATGTGACGGTAACCACCGATCACATCATCTACAGTGGCGGTGAGAAATTCGATATCACATCCGTGGAGGATGTGAAGGGTCGCGGCATGTACACAGAAGTACTGGCGAAAAAGGTGGTGGCGACCAATGGCAAAAGCTGAAGTTCAGTTGCCAGAGGAAATGCTCACCCGCCTATCACAGCTGGGCGCAAAATCCGATGAGATCGCAGAAAAGATGCTGGAGGCAGGCGGTGAAGTCCTACTATCCCGCGTCAAGAGCAACCTCGCAGGTGTGATCGGCAAGGATACCAAATATCCCTCCGAAAGCACTGGTGAGCTGGAGCGGTCGCTGGGTCTATCGCCTGCAAAGCTGGACAGGAACGGCAACCATAATATCAAGGTGGGCTTCTCGGAGCCGAGATCAGACGGCGGCAGCAACGCCCAGATTGCCAATATCATCGAATACGGCAAGCATGGGCAGCCAGCAAAACCGTTTCTGAAACCTGCGAAATCTGCTTCCAAGGCAGCCGTCATTGAAGCAATGAAACAGACATTCGAACAGGAGGTCAGCAAGCTATGAGCGTACTGGCAGATTTGCAAACCACGCTGGGCGGGCTGAAGATCCCGATCGAAACTGGCGTATTTACGGATAAGGCACCCGATCAGTACATGGTCGTGGTGCCGCTTTCCGACACCTTCGAGCTTCACGCGGACAACACCCCAGAAGGTGAAACGCAGGAAGCGCGGATATCCATTTACACGCAGGGCAGCTACACCAAAGCGAAAAACGCGGTGGTGAAAGCGCTGCTGCGTGATGATTTTACCATAACCGGCAGGCAATACATCGGTTATGAAACAGAAACAGGCTACCACCACTACAATGTGGATGTGGCCAAGTATTACGAATTGGAGGAATAATCATGGCTACGATTGGTCTTGATATGCTGCACTATGCCAAGATCACCGAGGATGAGAACGGTAACGAAAGTTACGGCACCCCGCAGAAATTGGCAAAGGCAATGAGCGCTGACCTGTCCGTGGAGCTGGCAGAGGCTACGCTGTACGCGGACGATGGCGCAGCGGAAATCGTCAAGGAGTTCAAGAGCGGCACCCTCTCCTTGGGTGTGGATGACATCGGCGCAACGGTGGCATCCGACCTTACTGGTGCAACCATCGATAAGAATGGCGTCGTCATTTCCACCGGCGAAGACGGTGGCGATCCCGTTGCGATCGGCTTCCGTGCCAAAAAGAGCAACGGCAAGTACAAATACTTCTGGCTGTACAAGGTGAAGTTCGGCATCCCCGCGACCGCACTTGCGACCAAGGGCGACAGCATCACCTTCAGCACTCCCACCATCGAAGGCACCATCCTTCGCAGAAACAAGCTGGACGGTGCGAACAAGCATCCTTGGAAGGCAGAGGTCACCGAAGGTGAAAGCGGCGTAGCAGCCGCCACCATCGCCAACTGGTACAAGGATGTCTACGAGCCGACCTACGCGGCAGCGGCTACGGAATAAGGAGGATCACACATGGACACTGAGCGCAGCGCAATTATCGTGGTCGGCGGTGAAGAATACACCCTTATGCTGACCACCAAGGCAACAAAGGAAATCGCAGGCCGTTACGGCGGTCTGGAAAACTTGGGCGAAAAGCTCATGAAAAGCGAAAACTTCGAGATGGCCATCGGAGAGATTGTGTGGCTGATTACGCTTCTGGCAAATCAGTCGCTGCTCATCCACAATTTGAAGCACAAAGATCAGCCCAAGGAGCTGCTCACCGAGGAAATGGTGGAACTGCTCACGGTACCGGCTGATCTGGCAACCTACAAGGCGGCCATTACGGAGGCGCTTTACAAAGGCACCAAGCGTAACATCGAAAGCGAGGCCGACGCAAAAAACGCGGTAGTCGGGTAACAGACGAAGAACTGTTCACCCGACTTTTATATTATGGCATGGCGCACCTCCACATGAAGCAGGACGAAGTATGGCTCACGCCCTTCGGCCTGCTTTTGGATTTGTGGGAATGTCATAAGCAGTATAACGGAATCGCCAAACCGAAGCGCGAGGTGTTCATAGACGACATTATCCCCGCAGGCGTGTAGGAGGTGGTTAGATGGCGGATAATTTCGGTCTGAAGATCGGGCTGGAAGGCGAAAAAGAATTCAAAAAATCCATATCCGAAATCAACCAAACCTTCAAAGTGCTGGGCAGTGAGATGAAGCTGGTAACAGCGCAGTTCGATAAGAATGACAATTCCATCGAAGCGCTGACCGCTCGTCAACAGGTACTCGGTAAAGAGGTTGACGCGCAGCGTCAGAAGGTAGAAACCCTTCGTGCAGCGTTGGCAAACGCCACCGAGAGCTTTGGAGAGAACGATCGCAGAACCCAGCAGTGGCAAATTCAGTTGAATAATGCCGAAGCAGCGCTCATCGATTTGGAACGGCAGCTGGACGAAAGCACCGATGCTCTGGATAAGGCAGGTCGCGAGATGGATGACACCGGCGATCAAGCTGATGATATGGGCGACGAAGTTGACGAAGCTGCCGACGAAGCGGATGACGCAGGCAAATCCTTCGAATCGCTTGGTACTATCTGCAAGGCGACCGCCGCTACCATGGCGGCAGCATTTGCAGCAGTATCGGCTGCGGCCATTGCAGCAGGCAAAGCACTGGTGGATATGGCAGTCGAAGGTGCAGCATACGCGGACACTGTATTGACCGAGGCCACCGTCACAGGCATAGCCACGGATAAACTGCAGGAGTACATGTACGCAGCGGAACTGGTGGATGTATCCACAGAGACGCTGACAAAATCCATGGCCAAGCAGATCAAATCCATGAAGGCGGTGCAGGACGGTACAAAGTTGTCTGTGGAGGCATACGACAAACTGGGCGTTTCCGTTATGAACGCAGACGGCAGTTTGCGTGACTCCGATACCGTGTACTGGGAAGTCATCGACGCCCTCGGTAAGATCGAGAATGAAACCGAACGCGACGCGCTGGCTATGCAGATACTCGGCAAGTCAGCGCAGGAGCTAAACCCCCTCATCGAGCAGGGCGCGGAACGAATGCAGGAGCTTGGCGATCAAGCGCGAGAAGCAGGATATGTGGTCAGCGACGAAATGCTGAATGCATACGGTGCGTTAGACGATCAGCTGCAGTACCTCAAGGTAGGCGCAACGGCAGCAAAGAACGCACTCGGCACTGTGTTGCTTCCCGTACTGACCAACCTTGCAGGTGAAGGCGTCGACCTTCTCGGTGAGTTCACCAACGGCATACTGGAGGCCAACGGCGACATCGGCAAGATGTCCGATGTGATCGGAGATATCCTGCCGAAGATCCTCGACACCATCATGGAATTCGTTCCAGAACTGCTGGAGATTGCAGGTGAAATCGTAGGATCGCTGGGACAGGCCATCGTGGATAACCTGCCGCAGATCGTGGATTCCGCAACGCAGATCATCTTCTCCATTCTGGAAGGGCTGATCGCAGCGTTACCACAGATCGCAGAAGGCGCACTACAGCTGGTACTGGCACTGGTCGGCGGCATCATCGACAATCTACCACTGATACTGCAGGCGGCACTACAGGTGATCGCCACACTGATATCGGGACTTGCAAGCGCCATCCCTACGCTAATCCCGACCATCATTCAGCTGGTCATTGAAATCGTGAACACGCTGATTGCAAACCTTCCGATGATACTGGACGCAGCATTGCAGCTGGTCATGGGACTGGCGCAAGGCATCCTCGACGCACTACCCGTTTTGATTGCCGCGCTGCCAGAGATCATCAACGGCATTATCACATTCCTGCTGGACGCAATCCCGCAGATCATTGAAACAGGCATCCAGCTTCTCACCTCACTGGTGGCGGCGCTGCCGGACATCATTCTGGCGATCGTAGAAGCGATACCCCAGATTATTGACGGTATCATCACTGCAGTGCTGGAGGCAATACCCCAGATCATACAGGCAGGTATCGACCTACTGATTTCGTTGGTGCAGGCATTACCGACCATCATCGTCACCATCGTGGAAGCAATCCCGAAGATTATATCGGGCATCGTAAACGCGGTCATCGGTAACATCGATAAGATTATCATGGCAGGCGTGGAGCTGTTCGTATCGCTGATTGAAAACTTGCCGACCATCATCGTGGAAATTGTCAAGGCCGTGCCGCAGATCATTGCGGGCATCGTCAAGGCATTCGGATCGCTGATGGGCGAAATCGTGAACATCGGCGGCAACATCGTCAAGGGACTGTGGGAAGGTATTCAGCAGCTGGCATCGTGGTTGTGGGATAAGGTTTCTGGCTGGATCAGTTCCATCTGGGACGGCATTTGCGACTTCTTCGGCATCCACTCTCCTTCGGATGAAATGGCGTGGGTCGGTGAAATGCTGGTCAAGGGTCTGTCTGGCTCCATTGAAGACAACGGCGATGAAGCGGTGAAAGCTGCCGAAGCCATGAGTGAAGACATCAACGATGTCATGCATGGACTGGCAAAGGATATGGAGACCGCACTGCCTACGGACTTTAATGTGGATGGCAGCATAAACGGTGCCATGGCAGGAGCAGCAGGTGGTGTGATCGGCAGCGGCTTGCAGCTGGTGCTGAACATCACCAACTTTAACAATTACAGCAACGAAGACATCCAGCAGCTTACCAACGAAGTACTGGTAACGGCAGGACAATTCGCAAAGCGGAAAGGAGTGGTATTCGCGTGAATTATTTTGTGTATAAGGGCGTCCGCTCGTCCGACATGGGACTGCGGATTGAGAAAAAGGAAGTGTTCTCCGCACCGAAATACGATGTGGAGTTTCTTTCTATCCCCGGCAGGAGCGGCGATTTGATCGCAGGCGGCGGTCGATTTCCGAACGCGCAGGTCACCTATTCCGTGTTCCTGCCAGCAAAGAGCATCGCGGAACTGTCGCAGAAGATTACGGCAGTCAAAGGCTGGTTGTACTCTGGCCTCGACAGCTACCACGAACTTTCCGATACCTACGATACAGAGTTTACTCGCGCAGCAGTATACGCGGGTAAGCTCGACATCGAAGATGAGATGAACCGCATCGGCATCTTCACAATCAGTTTTTCTTGCAAACCCTTCCGATACGCGGCAGCAGGAGCAAAAAGCCAGCTTGTCGGAAATGGTCGAAATCTGACGAACCCGTACCCGTTCCCCAGCCAGCCCATCATTCGTATAGTTGGCAGCGGCGCAGGCACACTGACCATTCAGTCGGAGAACAGCAACGCTACATGGGAATTCACGGACATAGACGAATTCGTGGAAATCGACTCCGAGCAGATGAACTGTTACAAAAACACCGAACCGAAGAATGACACCGTCGGAGGAAACGGCTTTCCGATCCTGTACCCCGGAGAGAACACATTCTCATTCACCGGCGGCATACAAGGAATATCGGTAACTCCGAGGTGGTGTTCGATATGATACCTGTACTTTTCAAAGCGAATGCCACCAACTTCAAGACCTTCGGTATAGGTGTACTGAAGGATTGCATTTCCTGTGAAGTCACCGAAGAAAGAAATGGCGCGTTTGAGTGCGAATTCAAATACCCAACAAACGGTGCGCTGTACAAGGAATTGGCAACCGAAAGGCTGGTCAAGGCAAAGCCGAATGACACAGCCAAGGATCAGATGTTTCGCATTTACCGCATCAGCACACCCATCGACGGTATGGTAACGGTATACGCGCAGCATCTGTCCTATGACCTTTCGAACATCGCGGCATTGCGGTGGTCGGAGGAATCTATATCCCCGTCACTTGCGATGGAGCGCGTATTCGCCAATACGGCCACGCCCCATGGATTCACATGCCAGACGGACTACTCGGCAGCAAAGCCCTTTGCGGTATCGAAGCCGCAGAGTGTCCGCGCATGCCTCGGCGGTGCGGCAGGATCGTTCCTCGATTTATGGGGCGGCGAATTTGAGTGGGATAACTTCCATGTGATTCACCATCAAGGACGCGGCAACCACACAGGCGTGGTCATTGAGTACGGAAAAAACCTCACCGACATGGAGCATGACAACGATAACACGGATGTGTACACGGACTTGCTTCCATACGCGGTCAGCACTGCAGATGACGGCACCGAGACCGTGATCACGCTGGCAGAAGTGCTGATACCTGTGGTGGAAACCACATTGGTGCAGCGCAAAACCTATATCAAGGATTTCTCGGAATACTTCGATATGGAAGAAACCGTCACCGAAGAAGCGCTTCGAGCAAAGGCAAATAACTATGTGGAAGCAAACCCGCTCGGCATAGGCAAGCCAAGCATCACCGTCGCATTTGAACCGCTGTGGAAGCAGCCAGAATATGCTGCGGTGCTGGAGCGCGTGTCCCTCTGCGACACGGTAACCGTTCGTCATTCGGTGCTGGGAATCACCGCAAAAGCCAAAGTCATCGCCACCAGATATGACACACTAGCCGAAAAGTATATTTCGATTGAGTTGGGCAGTGCAAAAGCCAATCTGTTGCAAAATGTTTCGTCGGCGCAGGATGCCGCCGAGCAGGCAGCGGCAAAGGTGGATCGATTCCCAGCACTAATGAATACGGCCATCGCAAAAGCGACAGGACTGA